TGTAAGTTTGTATTTAACTATCTTGTTTGCCATTTGGTTTCTCCTTATTATCTAACAGTTTAGTATTGAGCGACTCTTCATCGTACAGCTTGAATCCTCTACGCTCTGCAAATTTTTCTGCATCTCCTGAGAATTTATCAGCGCACGCTTCTAACCATACCATGGTCATTTCGTGGGTAGGCGCTTTGCCTTCTTTCATTAACTTATTTTCCATTTCTAAATAAGCGTAGATTTCAGCTTGTGCCTGAGCACTATTTATACCCATATCAAAGAGATAAATCAAGTTTCCTTCATCAATGACTCCACCTCTGGCACGGGCAGCGTTTAAAGCCTGTTTCATGCAAGTCATTACATGATATCTAGACTCTTCTTTTTCGTACTCTTCCTCTGTAATATCATCTTTACCTAACTTCTTCAAGATACTCTTGTATTGATTAGTAAAGAAGCTCATCTTTCTAATGGCTCCAGATACGGAGTTTTGTATATTATTCATGTTTACTTTGACCTCTAAGATCTCAGTTTCTAATAATTCTCTTTCTAGCTCGTCTTTATAGTCTCCATCAGCTAGTTTCTTTTCTTTTTGACGAAGCTCTATATCTTTTTTCATCATTTTAAGCTGTGCCTCTTCTAAGGCCATTCTAGTTTTATCTAGTTCAGCTAGTGTATGTTTGACTGATCTAATAGGTGTAATTGCTGTAACATCCAGCATAACACCCATAAATTGTGAATGTGATTTGTAAAAGTTTGAACTTGATTTTTTTATTGCAGGTAGTGTTGCATTAATGTTGGTTAACATTTGTTTATACTCTTTTTTAACCAGTGGTGAGTTTGATAGTTTTTGTATAACTAGATCTTTAGATGACATATTTTTCTCCTTTATAGTTTAGCATGTATATGATCATGTTGTGGGTTTTATACTATAGAATCTTACGAAAGTCCACCGTGTCCGTTTGAAAATCCACCTAGATATCTTTTTGCAACTGTTATATTTCCAAAACTTGCAGCATTACCAGTTGAAGCAATTGTTATAAAATCCATAACATTTGAGGCACTTGGTGTCCCTCCAGCAGCATAAACACCAGTTGTTGAATTACTCATACCTGCAAGATAAGCTCTACCGGTAGTTAAATCTCCAAAATCTGTAACGTTACCCGTGGAAGCTATTGTTACGTACTCGATAGCATTTGTAACACTTGGGCTTCTTCCGCCAGCAAAAACACCTCTAGTCTCGCTAGATACACCAGCGGCATTACCTTTAGTAGCTGATAAATCTCCAAAGTCTGTTCCGTTACCTGTTGAACCAATAGTGACATATTCTATTTTATTTGTGAATGCCATATTATATTATTCCTCCTCCTATTAACGCTCTAGTGGTGCTATTAACACCGCCAGCACCTGAATCAGTGCCATCACTCAGATCACCAAAATCTGTTGCATTGCCTAGAGTGGCTATTGTTACATAATCTATATTATCTACATAATAAGGAGAGGCGTCTATAGATCCTCCCATTGCTAATCCTCTAGTTTGATTACCAGTTGCAGCTCCACTTCTTTTTGAAAGTGTTAGATTTCCAAAATCTGCAGCATTACCTTTTGTTGAAAATGCTATGTAATCAATCGTATTTTCTATGTTGCCGTTACTTCCACCTCCAAATATAACTCCTCTAGTTGATGAACCTGTTCCTTGATTAGCATGTCTGTCTGCAGATTGAAGATTTCCAAAATCCTCACTATTACCTGCACTACTGATATTTACAAACTCTATAGTATCAACTCCACTTGGAGCTAAACCACCAGACAAAATTCCTGCAAAACCAACTCCTGCACCCCCTGGTAAAACTTTACCTGTTGGTGAATAAAGTTCTGGGGCTCTTGGTTGAAATGATTCTAAACCGCCATGACCATTTGATCCTGAACCTGCACTATCTCTAGCTGCAGATAGATCACCAAAATCAACTGCATTTCCACTTTGAGCAATAGTAACATAATCTATAACATTAGATGGTCCAGGTGCTCCTCCTGCCCAAATTCCTCTAATATTATTTGACGTTCCTGTAAAACTATTTCTTGCTACAGTTAAATCACCAAAGTCTGTAGAGTTTCCTAAACTACCTATTTCAACACTATCGATAGTTGTCTGAGTTCCACCATTAGCACCACCTCCTGCTAAATATCTTGTGTTAGAAGAGTTAGCAGACACACCTGATTTTCCTGAAGATAAGTTACCAAAATCTACAGCATTACCAGTTGAACTTATTTCTATAAAATCTATTTCATCTTTTTTAGAAGGTGTTCCACCTCCAGCAAATAAACATCTAGTAGAATTACCTGCTGCTGTTGGTGTGAATCTAGCTACAGTTAAATCACCAAAATCAGTTGCATTACCTAATGTAGCTATCTCTACAAAATCTATTGTATTTAAAACAGGCACTTGACCACCACCAAAAATAGCTCTAGTATTACTTGAATGTTGTCCAAGAGCATTTCTCGCAACAGTTAAATCACCAAAATCTGCAAAGTTTCCTAAACTATTAAAGTGAATATAATTAATTGTATTAACATAAGAAGAACCATTATAACCTCCAGCGCTTAATGCTCTTGTAAATGAAGAAGCATTTCCTTGTGCATTTCCATAAACTGCAACTGGTAAATCTCCAAAATCTGTAGCGTTACCCGTAGTTTCAATTACTATTTGATCACATGTATTTTGATTAGGATTACCACCTGTAAAAATTCCAATCGTACCCCCACCTAACTGAGGATAAGTTCCTACTTCTTTTATATTTTTGGTAATACTATTGATCTTCCAAATCCCTCTGGCTTGATCTCGTCTAGGATAACTTTCCGACATCGGTTAGTCCTCCTACGCGTCGTCTATCAGTTCGTATGATATTGTGACTACTAGTGTTGATGCTGCTGATGCTCCGCCTCTAATAAGATCAGTTTCTTGTAAATAGAAAGATGAGTTTTTATCTATTACATCAACTGAAGCGTGAGCTGGAACTGTGAGTTCATCAGCTAGTTCTTTGTGAGTTCCTGAAACTTCTGAATCAATTGTAACTGTTGCGTCATTATCCGTTACGTTTGTAACTCTAATTAAATTAATTTTGTTAACTTGATCTGATGCTGCTGTTAACAAAGTAGTTGTTAAAGTTGTACTTAAATCAGCTACCGCTGATTTACCGTTAATCGTTGTGACATTTACTATATTTGGTGCTGCCATTTTTTATTCTCCTATACTCCTTTTAACCGAAAACTATCGCTGCTGCAATAGCTTTTCCCATTGATATACCACTAACAGTTCCAAAAGACAACTGTCCAACCCCTGTGGCTCCAGAACCTGACACACTTTCTACTTTTAAAAAAGTGCCTGCAGTTACATTTCCAGTAGGAAATTTAAGTTCATACGACTGCCCAGAGGTATGCGCAGGTGATGTAAGTTTAATTCCATGCGAATTTTGTTCACAATTAAGTTGAATTGAACCTGGATTATCGGCACCAAGAACTTCAACTAAACCAGTTCCTTTAGGTCCAACTCTTAAATTTATATTAGAATCACCGCCGGTTGCTTGAATAGATGGTGCATTACCTGTTGCAGCATTAGTTATATCTAATTGATTTACTGCAGATGAAGTTGTTTGAAATACTATTTGTTCGTTTCCATTCTCATCATTAATTCCATGTGCATCATCAAAAGCTATATTAAAACTATTGGTATCTAGATCGCCACCTAATTGAGGTGAGGTATCATCAACAACATCTCCTCCAAATTCTACTGCAGTTATGTTTGGGTTTGTTCCATCATCTGCTCTTGCATAAGCCAATATGGTTTTACCATTTGCTATTGTAGCAGAACTACCTGATCCACTAACATATTTGAATGTTATAGATTGGCTGCCAGTTGTTGAATTTTTTAATAAATAAAGTTGTTGTACATCTAGAGGAATAGTGCAATTTCTAGTAGCTGTTAAAGATCCTGATGAAGTAAATTCTATAACTCTGTGTGCAAGAGTTGCACCAGTTGATCCATCAGAAACAGATAAAGCAATGTCTGCATCACTAGAAAAAGATTGTTGTGTAAATCCCCCTGCTAATTGTTCTATTAATTGTAAATTTGTATTAGTCTTCGTCCCCCATGTACCGGCGTTTTCACCAGTTGCTTGAAGTTCTACCCCTAAAGGTGTAAATGTTGATGCCATAAATTATCTCCTATGCAGCGTCACTATAACTTGTATTTGATCCAGTTGCAACATCCGAATATGTATCATTCGAACCTGTCGAAACATTACTATATGATGTATTTGAACCAGTGTCAACATCACCATATGCAAAGATATCTACAGCCCCTACACTAGATGTTATTGAGAAACCATCTAATCCAACAATAATATCAGTCAGTGATATAGATCCAACACTAGCACTAAATGATTGACCAGTTAATCCTAGACCCTCTTCTATCGTCAAAGAACCTACAGATGCTGTAGCTGATTGACCAGTCGGTTGAGCCACAGCTCCTCCTAATCCTACAATAGTTCCTTGAGTAAATTCTGCTTCTAATCCAGATATTTGAACTACATCATTTGGTATCGTAACACTACCAACACTGGCACTAAAAGACACTCCTGTTAGTGTTGCTTCTTGTGAAGAAATACCTTGTGCTGTTCCTTGCTCTGATGTGATTGATACACCAGATAATATTGCTGTTTCGTTTGGTGCTTTTGCTGTTCCTTGACTTGCAGTAAACTCCTGACCTGTTAGACCAAGAGTCATGTCATTAACAGATACAGAACCAACAGAAGTTGTTGCGGATTGACCAGTTAGACCTACCTGCATATCTACTACAGATACTGAACCAATCGAAAATGTTGCTGATACCCCTTCTACATTTACAGGAACAAAAGCCTCCCCCTGTGAAGATGTAATTTCCTGACCTGTTAATGTAAGAACAACATCAGGTACATCTACAGAACCAATAGAAGATGTTATTGAAAAACCAGTTGGAGATATTGTTTGATCTTTAAGCTCGCCCCATTCACCATCATTCCAAGCTTGTGCACCCCAACCTGTTTTTAAAGTTGTGTCTGCGTTCCAATAAGCTTGGCCCCAGGTAAACCTGCCCCATCCTGAAGTCGTCGACATAGTCGACCTCCTACGCTAATCTGATTATTGCGCTACTTGCGTCTGCTGTTGGAAACTCAATTTTAAAAGTTCCATTACTAGCTGTTTTATCACCACCAAATGCAATAACACAAACAGCATCAGTTGTTCCTGAACCACCATCTGTTGTTGTGTTATAAATTAAAGCTCCGTTTGCAGTGAAAGAAGCGGATGAATAAGTTACATCTGAAAAATCTGTAAATGCAGTTGTTGAAGATAAAGATACACCAGAGTTTGTTAAAGTTGCTCCACCTGCAGTATATGCAGAACCTGATGTATTTGATATTTCATTTGATGTTGAGTAGTCAGTCGTAGCAGCACCTAAAGATGCTGAACTTGTAAATAAAGCAATTTTAAAAGTGTGTCCACCTGAAGATTCAAAACTGTGTTTACCTTGTAAAAGCTCTTGTTTGAAGCTTGAACATATTGCTGATGTTATTGCCATAATTTATCTCCTACGGGTTTGGTGAGGGTAGTGGTATTCTAAGAGTTCCATCAGTATAATCGTCTCTTCGTCTTCTACCAACTTGCTCACTAGCAAACTTCTGTACCTCTTGTTTATATTTATTTTCATATAAAGTCAACATATCCATTGGACCTTTTAAAAACCCATACG